AAAAAAAGCTATAATAATATGGTTTTTTTAAATATTAATCCAGCGCAGACTCCCGTTAGCGCAGGTTTTAGACCAACTACAAATTATAATTATACATATAACCCTGCTCCAGGAGTTGTTTATTATGACGCAAATGTAAAATATGATAATCATTATTATAGACCTTATTCACATCCACCACAAGTTACAACTAGAAGATTTATAAATCCTTCACAACATATGACAGGATTTGTATCTAAATAAATATAAAATTAAATAGTTATTTTGTATTTATTATATATTTATTAGAGAGAAGGAGGACAAGGAACAAAACCATTTGGATTATTTGTATAATTACTATATTGTCCTAACGAATTGTAACAAGGAAAACAACTATTATTTGAACATACTGTTGCTAATCTATTTTTTGCTCTTCTGTTAGCGATACTAGACGCTCCTATACCACTAGAACCAGGTTTGTATTTATTGTATAAATATTGATATGTATTACATGTTACGTTGCCTCCTGGAGAGAATTTTGTGGAACGGCGACCACCAACACCTACATTTTTTTTATATAAAAAACCAGGAAAATTCGTAGTACTTCCATACCAAAATTGACCATTAGAATTGCTTCCACTTCCAAATACAGACATATTATATACTAACTAAATATATTAACTTTTTGAATTGTAAATAATAAAAACCTATAAGTCAAAAGTAAAAATGTTGTATTAAAAACTTATTTAAATATAAAGTATTTTATAAATTAAATGAGTTATATAATAAGTACTATATGCGTAGGTCAAAAATATGAACCTATAAGAGAACATTGGTTAAATAGAATAAATAATAAATGTAAAGATTGTGAAATCATAATATTTAACAATGTTAACATTTTAAATGGTCTATTATTTGAACGAACTTATACAGGATATATTTGGGCAATAAGATTTATACATAATTTAGATTTGTTGTTTAAAATTAATAAACCAATTGTAATGTGTGATTTAGATGTTATAATTGAAAAAGATATTCGTCCTTTAGTAGAATTACCATTTGATATAATTATATCCACAGAAATTGGTGGTTCAAATTCATATCCAAAAGAATGTAGTAAAAAATTAGGGTTTGGAGTATGTTGTGGATTTATGATAGTAAAACCAAGCGCCAGAAAAATAATGTTAAATATATTTAAAAATATGGTAAATAAAAAGTATAAAACTTATGATGATCAAGTAAATATAATGAATTATATAGTAAACGGTAATTATAATGTAAAAGAACAAAAATGTATCTTAGATGGCGTAGAATTTAAAAACAAAATAATAGAAATAGATGATATACAAATTTGTGTTTTAGATTTTGATATAATAACAAGAGACCCAATATTAACAAAGGAACAATTTGGCAACCATATAAATATCGATAATGTTGGTGGAGTAAATAATTTTATAAGATATTTTTATGAACCACTAGAAAATTTGCCGTTAACTTGTCGTTGTGGAAAGACGCATTTAGGGGATAATAATATATGTAAGCACCTTGAGTTGAGAAATAAATAATAATTTATATAAAATTCTCTCTAAATTATTTTATATAAATAGTCTAAAATAAAAATTCTATGAAATCTTTCTAGTAGGAATATCACTAGAAACAATGTAAATAGAATTTTCAGTAATAATGATAAACTCACTACCTGACTTGTAAAATTTCTGAATTCCGCTGGTATATTCCTCTTCAGATTTGACTAGCAATTTATCGCCATTCTCTCTTTGTCCAACAAGGGCCTTTTTGTCAAGAGAAGAAGTCCAATAATCCATCATAATAGGTTTATCATCAACGATACTAATTTTAGCAGCGTGTTTCATAGTAACATCTGAAGGAAGTCTATAATTAAAACTATCAGTTTTTTGAGTAGGTTTTTGTTCTGACATTTTATATAATTTTAAACTATTCTTTAAATACTTATTATTAAAATAATATTTTGATTTAAATAATTTAATATAATAAATATTATGAAAAATAATAATATAAATAATTATTCTTTAAATGCCGAGGAAAGTTATAAAAAAGAAAATGAATGTGACCTTAATGAAGCGATAAAAAAATACACTGAATTAATATTTGAGTACTATAATTTTATTTTAGAAAACATAAAAACAAAAAAAGGTAGTTTAAATAAATTTATTATCACAAGAGGATTAGATACAGTAACAAATGTTTTTTTTCAACTATTATATTACACAAAAAATATAGAATTGACATATTTTCATTGCCAAAAAGCGTTTTATTTCTATGTTGAATTTGTTGGACAAATATCTGATGACGAAAAAATGTTTTTACAATTAACTTCTAGAGATGCAACATTTTATGTTTATAAAAAAACAATATTTGAGATAAACAATGAAATAAAGAAAAATAATGAAGTGATTTCAGATGAATATAGAGAGAATTTAGAGGTTATAAAAAGTTTTATAAATATACTTCAATTATATTTACTAAAATTGATTAATTCAAATGAATACGGAAACGTAAAATCAAAAATGAATATATTTTTACATCTAATTAATAAATTGAATAATATAAAACATAAAATCGTTATGACCAAATTAGAATCAGTATTGTATGTGTTATATGATAAAATTGATGATATAGATTTATTTTTTTATATTAATGAAGAACTAATTAATAAGTATTTAAAAAATAAAGTAATAATAAATGATTTAAACGCAAAGTTACATTCAGATGAGTTATCAGATAGGTTATCAGATAAAGTATTGGATAAAACAAAATTAATAAATTGGTTATTGACATAAATATTTAATTTTCAATCTCAATTGTAATATTTTTTCTTCTTAATTTTTTCTTTTTATCTTTGGATGAATTAAGTTCTATATCCGTTAATTTATGTTTTTGACAAATTAACTTATATTCAGTGATTAATATATTTTTCAAGAAATTATATATAATCATTAACACATTTTCATCACATCTTCCAACAATAAGTACACTTCCAGTCCTAAAAATCATAAATGATACTTCACTTATATTTTTATATAAATTTTTATTTTCTTGTGATATTTGACAACCATTCTGAATGCCTACATCTGGATTATAATAAAATTTACATTGGATTCCAGGATATGAACAAGGATCATAAATAGCTTGTATATTATATTTTATTTTAAGAATATCATATAACGCTTCTCTATTAATATAGAAACCGCAATTAAAATTGGAATTAATTAACACAGTTTCATTAGTATTTTCTTTATAGTCTAATTTTTCTTTAATATAAGGTTGTAAAATATAAATGACTTCAAGTAATATTTTATTAAATATTTCTTCACTTTGAACACCAGGTATTTCTAATTTACCCGTATTAAATACTTTAACATGAAATTCTTTAAAGATATCATTTATTTTCATACGAAGAATCATTACAAAACAATTATAAAACGCACTCTTCTTTTTACAACGATAACTAACAAGGTCTTTTCTTGATAAACCAATACTAACTTTTCTAGTGTCTTTAAATTTAATTCTACCTGTAGGATTATCAATATGAGTAATTATTTGTTCCTCGAAATACACTTCATTTTTTAGTCTACAAGTAATATCATCTAACTCATCCTGAGACATAGAATTAAATTTCATTTGTTTTTTTACAACACCATTACGGGGTAAAGCGTAAGGCATTATTGGAATTTGCCAAAATATATCTTTCAATACAATAAATGAATTTAAATAAGCAATCTTTGTTTTAGTTGAGATATAAATATCGGATGCTTTAGGACATTCATTATTAATATCTTGACACAAATCAGCAGATATTATATCTTCATCTTCAATATTATTACTATTTGTTTCATCATCAGATGATGTATCATCATATTTCGATGATAAGAAGTTTTCCCATTCTAAATCGATTGCTGACATTATAATAGTTCGAGTTATGTCTTTAAATTCTTTATACTATTTTTATTTCAATTATTTTCTTTATTATATAATATAAAGAATGCAAACCAGTCAATACATCATCCATGAAAGAAGCAATCGTATCGCAATTCCTAAAAACTTATCTACAACGATGAAAGGATTTAGTGAATATAGTCTGAAACAAAATTTCTTTGATCCTTCTAAAAGTTCGCCACCTAATGAATTTATGATAAAGTTACATATGAGAATGTCTATTTATAATCATAGTAGTGAGATAAAGGATGATAGTTTTGATAATGAATAAGTTATAAATATATTGTTATTTTGTATTTGTGTGTGCATCAAATTCTCTACAAAGTCTAAAAAATTTTTATTTAAGTATTTAGGATAATTACGAATAATGTAATTAAGAAAATCTTTAATTATATTTTTCTTATCAATATTATATTTAATACTAACATCGTTAACATAACTTGTAATATTATTAATTTTCTCTCTATTTTTGAATAATACAATTAAATTTTCCCAAACATCATTGTCTATTATATAGAATTCTTTTGATTCATTTAATACATATTGATTCGACTGTATAAAATTTATCATACTTCTTATGTCTGATTTATATAACTTTTGAATACAAGATATCGCTGTATCCGATATATTTAATTTTTCTAATTCAGAAATGTTTTTTAAAAATTTTATTATATCTTCTCTCGGCAATTGGTTAAATCTTAACCTAATAAATTCATTTTGTAGTCCCTCATCAATTTTACTTATATAATTACATATTAAACAAAAACGGACATTATTTGTATAATTTTGTAATAAATATCTCAAAGCTTGTTGAGCGTTTTTTGTCATATAATCTACTTCATCCAATATAACAAACTTCATACCTGTATGAAATAACGGTTTTGAATTAACAAAATAATTAATTTGATTTCTAATTATATCAATGCCTCTCTCATCAGAAGCGTTTAAATGTATTATTAAATCTTTATTTTGAATATTCAGTTTTTTTTGGTAAGCGTCTATTAAATTTATTATTGTCGTGGTCTTTCCAGTTCCAGGAGGTCCATAAAATAATAAATTTGGAAAATATGAGTTATCTATTACATTTTTTAAAATTTGCTTATTCAACGGATCTAATACTATATCTTCGATATTTTTTGGTCTATATAATTCTACTAGTGGTATCCCGCTACTAGTCATTTTATTTAATAGATAATATTTATTTAATATATAATTTATATATAATTTATATAAAGATTAATTCTTATCTATAATAAATGTCCAATAAATATGGTTATTTAGAACTTATAATAGGTCCTATGTTTTCAGGTAAGTCATCTCGGTTAGTTGAAATATATAAAAAATGTAAATTTTGTAATATACCTATTAGTGTAATTAATCATTCGATTGATAACCGTTACGATAATGAAATGTTGTCAACACATGATTTAATTAAAATACCATGTACAAAAGCAGATGAATTAAGTAATTTAAAAAACAATTATAAAATTTTACAAAGTGAAGTTATTTTGATCAATGAAGGACAGTTTTTTCCCGATCTTGAAGAATTTGTAAAATTTATGTTAAAACAACAAAAACAAATTTATATTGCTGGTTTAGATGGTGATTTTGAGAGAAAAAAATTTGGACAAATACTTGATTTAATACCTCTATGTGATAAAGTAACAAAATTATCTTCTCTCTGTTCATTATGTAAAAATGGAACATATGGTATATTTTCTATGAGATTGACTAATGAATTACATCAAACCGTAGTGGGTTCTGATAATTATATTCCAGTTTGTCGAAAATGTTATGATAACAAAAAATAATAGTTTTACACCTTTGGACATTTAAAACGCAGATTTTTACGACATATAAAATAATTATTTATATATTTGCGTTTATATAAATAATACATAATATATTTTTAGAATATATTATAATGTTTTATTCACAAGATAATCAAGATAGATATTTAGAAACTAATATATTCAAGGGTTATAAAAATGGATTTTATGTGGACGTAGGTGCACATGATGGAATAAGTATTAATAATACACTCTATTTT